AAGGGGTTGGTAGTTTTAATTATGGCAACAGAGAAGACTTCGGTGATATTGATTTAATTGTTCATATCAAAGGCGATGACAAAAAAAATGTTAAACAACAATTAGCAGATTACTTTGCATCACTTCCTGATTCAACTATAGTTCCTTTTAAAAGTTCTAAGTATAAAGGCCGCAAATACTATAACGCAGGCGAACTAGTTAGTGTATTATTCCCCCAATCTAGTTATTCAGATAAAACAGTACAAATAGATAATATTGTTGCAATAACCCCAGAAGAATCAATTTACAAACGACGTTTTTTAGATTATCCTGCAGAAAAGCAAGGGTTAATGATTGGCTTAATTAAAACAATTATGTTAGAAGAACAACCCGAAGCAGTATTTAATAGAATGGGTATCAATGCTCCACCATTAGAAGAAAATCAAGAGTACGAATTTAATTTAAGTGGAGTTAGACTTGAGTTACGAATTGTTACATTAGGCGAAAATTATAAAGAATTAAATAGAAAATCTGTATGGCAATCAATGAGTTGGAATGATGTTGTGAGGTTGTTGCAAAAATATGATTTAAATGCTGAATTTGAAGATTTAGTTAGAGATGTAAAATTATCATTAGCAAATCCTAGAAGTAAACATAGAATAAAAGGAATGTTTAATAGTTTAGTAACAATTAAATCTGGCGAAGTAGGAACAGCAAAAGCAGAACGTAAAGCAACAACTGCCAAATTAATTGATAAAACATTTTCAGAGGGTTTAACTTTTATTAATAATATTACTGAAAGTAGATTGTTTCATCAAAGATTTACAATCGAAAGATATGATGGCAGAGAAGTAGCAGACTTAGCATTTATGCAAGCATTGGCATTATATGTTTTACTTTATGAAGATAAAAACTATGCAATACAATATGCAACAAAAACAATGGCATTTGTTAATTTTAATAAATTTAGAATATCAGAAACTGATATGTATTTGACATATTATTTAATAATGAGCGACGAAGAAAAAGCAAAAGACTTAATAAATGATACAAATAATATGTTAAGTAAAGTTAATATAGATTATCCATTACTTAAAAAATTCTTTTATGAAATTAAAAGTGGTGATGTAAATTCTAATTTTATAAAACGGTTTTTATTGAAATTAGAAGGTGATTTAAAAATTGTTAATAGTAAATTTAGAGCATGTAGACGTATAGTTCAAGAATGGCCGTTAGCAACAAAACATCAACGTCATCTTGTCATTACAACCATGCTTCATTTCTTTAGATTAAAGTCAAAACGTCTAGATATGATGATTGAGCTAGAAAAACTGTCATCAGATGATAAATAATTAAAATAGATTACATTTAGGAGATTACAAATGGTAGTATCTAAAGCAGGAGGCGTCCCAGTAGGAGGCGCTCAAGGAACAGCAAATGCTGGCGCATCTGAATTTTCAGGTGCAAATTTTACGTATGTACAATTGACTGACGGTGCAAATACCGATCATACGGCAGCCGCATCAACAGGCACAGACGGTATTTTAACTCATTTAATTGAGTGGGCATCACAAAAAGGTACAGTTGTTGCAATAAATGGCGCAACAGGTGGTAAAGTTCATATGATATTTGAAGGTCCATTTGGTTGGGGCAATACTGCCGCAATGCAAGCGTCTTTAAGAAACGATGATCCAACTTCGGTTAGCATGGCTGCCGCAGTCCCCACAGTTTCGACAGCACTTGTATTAGCATAAGTTTTAATAACTTATAACATAAAAGCGTTCATTATTAAAATGAACGCTTTTTTTGTGACCTCTAGATAAATACATTAACAGTTTGATTTTGGAGAAAATAAATGGTAGCAACAAAAGCCACATTTCAAGGTGAACAATTCGAAACGGTCTCCAGGAATCTAGAGTTTTTCATCCTTACTACAATGATTGATATTAGCGAAGCCACAGGGTCACAGAATTTAAATAGATTTTTGCAGGCTATTATGCTTCGATGTAATCCGATAATTATGTCGATTGCCGCGACAACAGGTGCCGCAGGTCCTACACATGACGGAACAAATAATATGTTTGGTACGGGATTTTCCGGAGGTAATCATAATTACTGGACAATGAAATTCAGTACAGATTATCCGAAGGCATATTCAGGAACAGCCACAACATTAGCGACAGGCCAAACACAAGCCGCCGCTAATTTAGTATATCACTTATCGAATGATTTAAAAGGTATTGCAATAGACATTATAACAGCAACAATGGGGACTGGCGGATCGGTAGGCGGATTTACCTGGTCTGCATCTAATGATTATATTAATACAACCGAACAAGCCGATGCAGTCAATAGAAATACATTTATTTCTAAAACTGACATTCTTTAATATTAATACTCTCTGAGCAATCAGAGAGTATTTTCTTACTATATAATTCTACATAAAAATTTAATAAATAAATTAGTACTAAAAAACCCTTGGCTATTAATGGCAAATATAGGCCCGAATCGATATTACTAAGTGTAATATAAAAACACCAGTAAAAGTGGTTTGGAAGAAATGTCTAATATTGAATCAGAGAACTTAGAAGCTCACGTAGAACTTTGTAGTGAGAGATACTCTCACTTAGAAGATAAAATAGATGACGTTGTACGTCGCATTGAACGAAGTTATGTCCGTTTTGATAAAATGGAAAAATCGTTGGATGTAATTCAAGAATTTGCAACAAATCATCATACAGATCGATTTCATGCAATCGATACTCGCCAAGAGGCCTTAGAAAATCATCTGTCTAGCACTAATAAACTTATATTAGGTGGTGCTATAACAATTATTGCTACCCTTATTGGTTCCGTTATTACTATTATCCAATAAATACACATAGTGGAATGTCGCTATGAACCTATTTGAATTTATTCCTGACTCGGAAGACTTAATTGAAGCAAAATTAGTCTGGGCCAAGAAGGGCAAAAATAAAGTTGTACGAAAATTTAGATGTACTTTTGGTAGACGCAAAGGTAGATTAGTAGCAAAACAATCTCAATGCTCGGCCCCATTAGATCTTAAAAAACGTTATGTTCTTAAAAGAACAAAGGCCGCCAAGGGTGCTCGAATGATGAGAAAAGCAAGAAAAACAAAAAAGTACAATCCAGCAAGCAAACGAGTTGCGGCACTTAATAGGGCTATGCGATGAGATATAAAGATTTAATAGAGGCCCTACAAGAAACGGATTGGGACAGAATAAAATCATATGCAAATATATATGGAAAAAAGCATGGTATAAATCCTAAGTATATTCTAGGTTTATTTAATCATGAGAGTATGATAAAAGATGTTTACTACAAAGTCGGTGATCAAACTTTTTTACAAGACATAAAAGATAAATGGAAAAAGACCGCGACCCCTGAAAAATGGAAAGATAATCCTTATGTAAAAGCGTATGGTAAAGAGCCTGAAGCCCATATGAGTTATGGTCCTGGACATTTCAGTGTTAGAGCATTAACTAAAGTACAAAACTCACATCCTGAATTAAAAATTGGAGAAAAGAATGTTAAAGATATTACATGGAATGATTTAAAGGCTAATGATGCATTGGCGGCTGAATTATCTGTAATACATTTTCGTGATTTATTTAATGATCCTGCTAATAAAGGAAACAACGACGGCGAAACATTATTAAATGCATATACTGCGAGTCCAGGTAGTTATAGAGGAAAGGATAAAAATAGCCAAAAATTTGGTAATCAGTTTATAGCAAGTATAAACAAATTTGCAGACAAACCCTTTGCAGTAGCAACTATCGATGACCCTTGGAAATCAAAATGGAGCGATGAGAGAAAAAAGGAATGGGAAGCAGGACAAGAAAAAATAAAACAAAGAGGAGAAGAATTATATGGGAAACTGAGTGTTCCCGATGAATGGAGCCAAGTAGCAACTATCGATGACCCTGAACAAGTGACAAGTACACCAGCAGAACAAGAAAAAATAAAACAAAGAAGTAAAGAAATATATGGGAAACTAAGTGATCCCGATGAATGGAACAAAGCCATAACTAAAACTATGAATACGATTACAGGATCAGAAAAAGGCGACAATCTTCACAAAGTGCCAAAAGGATATTATTATGATACAGGAGGAAATCTTGTTAAAATAGATCCGTCGAAGCCTGACATGACATGGTCGGACTGGGCCGATCCTGCAGACGAAACAACAACATGGAATCCACAAACTTGGTTTCCAAATTTGGGAGGAGGACCAGAAAGTGAGGAAGGCAAAAACAAACGTATGGCCGCACTTAATAAAAAGAAACAGGCTGTTGCAGCCGGTCCAAAAACACCTAAGAGTATAAAACCTTCAAATACTGAACTTTTGAGTACACAATTGTCTAATACAAACGAATCAAAAACATTTAAAGAATATTTAGAAGAAGCAAATTCCAAGTATATTGTTTCCATGAACCCTAACGACAAGAAATGGTATGTAATGGGTCATGTGGGGAACAACAAATGGATACCAGTTTCTAATGGATTTAAAAATAAAGCCCAGGCTCAGAAGTGGGCAAAGAGCCAAGACAAGGTGGACATTGCGGCTCGTGGAGAAATAAGTGGTGCATAAGATGAAAACATTTAAAGAATATTTAGATGAGGTATATAAACAAAGGCCTAATTCTCCTGCCCCATCTGCAGGCGGAACTATTCAATCTCAAGGTCCGATAGGATCAAAACGACCTACAGTAAAAGGACAAAATGCTAACCAAGCAGACATGGATGCAGGAAAAGAACAACCAGATGAATTTACTACAACTATAACAGGACCAGACGGTGAGGTGATAGATCAATCAGTAGATAGTGCATCTACTGCTATGCGGAAAAAAAGAGCAGGTACTGTAGCAAACAGAGGTCAAGCAATACGAAAAATAGCAGGTGTATCATGAGAATGCAAGACGTAACAGGTGGAATTTCTGTTGCTATTTCTAATAGAGAACATAAATTTTGTTGCAAAATTAGAGAAGCAAATGGTATTAAAAAAGATGAATTAAACGAACGAGATTTGCATTTAGCAAAATTACTTACTTCTCGTGGTGTCCTTAGTAGGGAGAATAACATTTATAATTTAAATAACAAAGAGGTAACATGGTAGCATCAGCAAAAGATGTAGATGCAATGAAAAAAGCAATGAATGCTTTAAATAAACCAGTTGTTGCACCTTCTGCATATACTGAAACATCGACAGGTAAACCTATTCCTACATCAAAATTTTCAAGTCCTGATGTGGAAGCAATGAATATTATAATGGAAAAATTTAATAATGCCGCAGATATTGTTGCGGAAGAAGTATTAGAAATTCCAACTAAGCAAGGTGTTCGAATGGGGTTGTTTGAAATTACTGTAGACAAAGTTCCTTTTGGAAAAAAGAATAAAAATTATTATAATATAGTAGATATATATTCCGGTAAAACATTATATAAAAATTTAGCATTGTTTGAAAGTGCAATAACTATTACTAAAAATTTATTAAACGAAAATGATAGACCTAAACAACAATTAATTGCTGAAATTGATCAAAAATATGCTAACGCTCTAATAAAAGCAGGACAACATAAAAGACGTATTAGAACAGCACCAGATAATTCAACTAAACAGATATTTGAAGCCAAATATACTGAAACATTACATAAAGCCCGTACCGCAAAGGGCGAAATAAAACAACTCATTTGATAAATATTAAAAAGCGAAATGGATGTTTGAGCTATGAAACTAAATGAATTCGGCGACTATGCCAATCAACTAAAAAGAATAAACCGATATTTGCAAGAGAATTTTGGTTACACCATTAATATGGAAAGTATTGACTCAGATAGAGTTAATTCAACACTTAAAAAGGTTCTTGCAAGGCAAGCACAAATAGCAAATGAAACAAATGTTAAAGATTACCATAAAATACCAGAATATAATAAAACTGTAATGGTCGCTGAAGCATTAAAAATATTGCTAAAAGAAATAGCTCCAAAACGACAAGCCAAAGAAAAAGATACTAACGTACAGGAATCTAAAATGACCAAACAAGTAAAAGAACAAGAAATTAGCGGACCAGGAGGTGGCGGAATTAGCGTTACTCGTCCTGGATCAGGAAACAATATACAAGTAATGCCTGGTCCAAAAAAAGGCGACAGAAAAGGTGGAGGCCGCAAATTTACAGCTACAAAATCAAAAAAAGGAAGTGAAAGTGATGCAAAGACAAACGAAGGCATTAACCCACGCTCGGTTACGTTAGAAAATTTACGCACTCTCTTAGAACAAGATTTAGATCAGGCAGAATTAGTTCTTGCCGCTAAAGACATGGTTGATAGAATACAAAAAATGGCAGAAAATCTTGCAGAGATGCAAGTAGAAGAACTAATGCCATTAGTAGATGCAATGAAAGAGCATTTTGGTCCAGACCAAGCACAAATGTTTAATTCCTCAGTAGAAGCAACCCTTCAACAAGCATTAGATACAATTAAAGCAACACGTGATGGTGTTGATAATGCAGTATTGGCTTTAACAGGCGAAGCCCCTGTTCAATCTGATATGGGCGGTATGCCCGGACCAGAAATGGGCATGGATGCAGAACCTGGAATGGAAGTTCCATCAGAAGAAGATTTTGGTGGCGACGAAGCAATGGCGGGCGATGTCCCAGCTATTGGTAGAGAAATGAAACCAGAATCTGTTTCAACTTCTGCATTAGTACAAGCAAAGAAAATCTTAATGCAAGGTGCAAAAAATGGTAAAGTTTCTAAGCAAGCAGTAAAAGAAGCCGCTTTGGCATTAACTCAAAAAAAAAAAGTCATAATACCCGAAGGTGATTCATCTCGTCAAATGGGTCGCGATTTCGCACAAATGGTAAAAAACTTTGGTCGAAAAGTGAAGTCTGGTGAGGCCTGGGAAGAATATAAACAAGCCCAAGCCGATGCAGAGAGAGCCGCAACGGATGCTGGAATAGATCTAGGTGCTCAAAGATCAGGAGAAGGCCAACACGTAAAACCGAGTTATGATTCTACTCCTCACGAACCAACAAGAAAATTTATCAAAAAATATGTTACTGAACCGTATGATATAGCTACTGACTGGATGAGTGATAAGGCTAGTGATGTAGGCGATTTTAGTTCTGGGTTTGCAGGAGGATTTACTAAAGATACCAATACTATGGTAGCAAATCCAAAAACACCTAGGAAAAAGCCGTAATGAGTTATGCAAACTCTGTACAGATGCTTCGTAAATACTCAGAAATTATCAAAGAAAATTCTGAATTAGTAGCCTCGGATGATTTTTCACATACGGAAGAATTTTCCATTTCGTCTAGTAATAATATAGCATTTGTTAAATGGATTGCAGATAAAATGCAACAAATGGGCTGGACAAAAGATGATGCTAGAAACAGATACGAAGAAGCAAAAGCAGGAAATGATGCATGGATTCATGATTTTGGAACAGAAGTAGAAGGTACAGTAGGGCATAAAATTAATACCGCATTTACTTCTAATAATGTTGCAATACAAAAAGGTGCTGGTTGGCTAGCTGGCTTATTAACTATTACTAAAAAAACAAAACCAGTAAAAAATTGGGAAGATCCGGATGCTGAATGGGATGATCCAGAGAAGAGAGATGAACGATCAAAAGAAGAATTTGACAAATATAATACTGGTTACGGGAGTCATTACTGGTGATTATTAAAGAGATAGCAGATTATAATTACATTGATAAGATGAAAGCCGATGCTATTAATCTACTCACTGCATATGCGGCTAAAGGACAAAGTGTAATTAATTCACGAGAAATATTAGCAGAATTAAGACGTATAGGTTATCCAATACGATTTAATGGATTAATGCAAATATTACAGAATGAACCTATTGTTAAATCAATTGATGGAGAAAAAATAGAATTAGTACTTCTTGATAAAGATAGATTTAAAACACCTGCAGATGCAGAACAAGAAGAAAAAGATATACATAGAAAAGCCCTTGGACAAGTTAAAAAGGATTTAAAATAAATGGCAACATACACATACCAAACAACAGCGAAAGCATACATGAATCATCCTTCCGGTCATCCTTTTATGACTGCCACAGAAGCACGAAATAAAGCAAGATCTAATTCTACAATTTTACATGAAATACGGTTAATGGAACAGAAAGTAATGACAGATGCCGCCGCAGGTTTGTTATCTTCAACTATTGCATATGATACAACAATAGGTAATGATACCGGCACAACAATAACAGGTAATGATGCTACAGGACAAGCATATTTTAATGTTTGGAAAGGTTCTGTTACTGATAAAGTAAAAGAAGACCAAATGAAACAGGTTATTTTACATTTTGAAGCCCACGGATATACTATATACCGTAACACAAACGCCACAATTACTACGATTTTTGATTGGAAAATTGAGTGGTAATCTCTTGCAATTCCCCTATATATTTGCTATAATATAGTATGGTTATAAATGAAAAATTTGATTATGTCCTTATGGACAGAACTGACCTCAATGGTAAACGGTCTTATCTGACACCTACCGGTGCCTTGCCTTCTGTAACAACAATATTAGACAAAACTAAAGATAAAACATTTCTTATAGAATGGAGAAAGCGAGTAGGCGACGAAGAAGCCAATCGTATATCTAAAGAAGCAGTAGGATTAGGTACTGTATTCCATAAACATTTAGAAAATTATATATTAAATAAACCTCGGCCAGAAGGTAACAATTTAGTTTATAAATTAGCAGAAGAAATGAGTGAGGTAGTCATAGAAAAAGGACTATCAAATATAGATGAAGTATGGGGTTCGGAAGTAGGTCTTTATTATCCTAATTTGTATGCAGGTACTACAGATTTAGTTGGAACATATAAAGGAGAGCCTGCTATCATAGATTATAAAAGTACAAAAAAACCTAAAAGAGAAGAATGGGTCGAAGATTATTATTTACAATGTTGTGCCTATGCAATGGCCCATAATGAGATATTTAAAACTAAAATAAAAAAAATTGTTATTTTAATGTGTTCACGTGAAAAACAGTATCAAGAATTTATTTGTGATGGCAAAAAATTTGAAGACAAATGTGGCAAGTGGACCGAACGATTAGAAGAATTTTATAAATAAAGAACTAACCCAAAATCAAAAAAACCAAGGAGAACACAACATGAAGCCAGCCTTTTTCCCTAATGTCAGGTCATTTCATCCTGGCATGGGGCAAGCCGTCGCCGAACGAACAATTCTTAGAAAAAAACCAAATGGAGAATGGGAAAATTGGCACGATGTAGCCAACAGAGTAGCAATGGGTAATAGTTTACTTTGCCCAAAAGAAAACGATAAAGATAGAGAATTTAGATTACTAAAGAAACATATAGCAAAAGCAAGTCTGCTAATGAGTGGCAGACATTTACAACATGGTGATGAAAAACAGCCAAAACGAAACATGGAAGTGTTTACAAATTGTGCTACTTCGAGCACAAGTTTTTTACTTTTTTACTTACTATTAAATGGTGCTGGAGTTGGTCGGTGTTATGATGATGACATGATGTTGGTTGATTGGAATAATGCACCCCAACTGCGATGTGTATTAGCCGAAAGTCATCCTGATTTTGATTATTCTGCACATACATCTTTACGAGACGGAAAACACAAATATGGCCAAGGGGCAAACACTCTTTGGTATGAAATTCCAGATTCACGCGAAGGCTGGGCTCAAGCACTAGAACTTTGGGAAAATGCCGCATTTGAAAAAATACATAAAGATAAAATGTTGGTATTAGATTTTAGTAAAGTACGAGCAAAAGGCTCACCTATTGGTGGTATGCAAAACAGACCAGCAAGTGGTCCAATATCTTTGTTAAATGCTTTTGAAAAATGTGCAACTATTAAAGATGCAGGCATGGAACCATGGCGTCAGGCTATGTATGTTGATCATTATATGGCTGAATGTGTACTTGTCGGAGGAGCAAGACGTGCCGCTCGGATGAGTACTAAAACATGGAAGGATAAAACTGTATTAGATTTTATTACCGTTAAGCGACCTATTGAATATATTGGATTAAACATGGAAGACATAGTTCAATATAATAAAGAATCTGCTTATCCACCAATGGGTTTCTTATGGTCTAGTAATAATTCTGTTACAACAGATAAAGAATTCTGGGATAAACTCAATATAAAGCGTGGGGACACCAAATACAACGATGATATAACAAAACACGCTAGAGGGGTGTTTAAACTACTCACAGAGGCCGCTTACGCCGACGGAACAGGCGAACCTGGCATACTTAATTCCGATATGTTAGTACAAAACGACGAAGGATGGGATGATCTTAATCGTGGAGATTATGCAGGTAGTAAAAAGTACCCGCTTCGTGAAGATACACAAATATTAATGAGTCGTTTGGCAAAACGAGCTAAAAAGAAAAAATATCATACAATTACTAATCCGTGTGGTGAAATTGCACTTAATGTGTTAGGAGGATTTTGTGTTATTGCAGATGTAGTACCTTTTCATGCCGATACATTAGATGAAGCAGAGGAAGCCTTTCGTGTTGCTACGAGGGCGTTGTTACGAGTTAATCTTATGAATAGCATCTATAGTAAGGAAGTAACTCGTACAAATCGTATTGGTGTAGGCATAACAGGTGTTCATGAATTTGCTTGGAAATTTTTTAAGTTTGGTTTTAGAGATTTAGTTGATGAAGAAAAATCGAAAGACTTTTGGATGACAATGGCTCGTTTTAATCAAACAGTTAAAGACGAAGCAACAAAATATTCTGCTTATATAGGACAATCTGTACCACACACAATGACAACTATTAAGCCAGCAGGAACTACAAGTAAATTATTTGGGCTTACTGAAGGATGGCATTTGCCAGCACTTGCTTGGTATATGAGATGGGTACAATTTAGACATGACGATCCGTTGGTAGAAGCATATAAAGCAAATGGTTATCCATATAAAGAACTTGTCCAGTATAGTGGAACAACTGTTATTGGTTTTCCGACAGAACCTGTTATTGCAGGAATGGATTTAGGAGATGCATTTGTAACAGCAGGCGAAGCAACACCCGAAGAACAATATCAATGGTTAAAATTAGGAGAAAAATATTGGATTCAGGGTGTTAATGAAGATGGTACATTGGCTAAAGATGTAGGTAATCAAATTAGTTATACATTAAAGTATGTACCTGATGTAGTAGATTATAAACATTTTAGAGATATGATGCGAAAACATCAATCTAATGTAAGGGCATGTTCTGTTATGCCTCAAACTAATATATCTGCATATGAATATCAACCGGAAGAAGCTATTACGAAAGTAAAGTTTGAAGATATTAGCAGATCAATTGCCAAAGCAATGGCAGAAGATATTGGCAGAGAACATGTTGATTGTGGGACTCCAGGCGGTTGCCCGATAGACTTTGATGAAGAACAAAAACAATGGGAAAAAGAAGAAGAAGCAGAAATTAAATTAAAAGTTGTATGAATTTTACACTATATTCAAAACTTAATTGCAATGCATGTGATGTTGCTAAAGCTCTTCTCAAAAAAAATGGTATAGAATTTATCGAATATATAGTTGGTAAAGATATATCAAAAGAAGAACTTTTGTGGGTTATACCCGGATCTAAAGTTCTTCCTCAAGCCATCTGTGATGGAAAAATTATTGGAAATTGGCTTGGTATAGAACAATTTATAAAAGATTATAATGCTGATAGAGAAAAATAGTACCGAAATAGTTAGTATATCAATAGCTGGAGGATTAGAAATCCTTGGTCGCCTTACTGATGAAGAAGGTGAATTGTATATTGAAAATGCTATGGCTTTAGCACAAACCCCTCAAGGAATTGCTATAGTTAAATGGCCAAATTCGGGCAATAATAAAAAAGTATGGATCAATAAAGATCAAATAGTTGCCAAAGCACCTGCTGTGAAAGAAATTGCCGATAAATATATAGAAGCAAATTCAGGAATCACAATAGTAGGATAATTAATGGGCTTTGGCTTACATAATTTACAAAAACCACCCGAAAAGTGTTATGATACCGGACCCGGTAAAATAGATTACTCTAAAATTGTCTTCAGACCGGCTGGTAATGTGTTTATGAACGGGAAACCTGCTGGAACATTTACTGTAATGCCTCCAAAACCATATACTTGTGCAGTTAAAACAAAACAAGCAACCGCACTTTCTAATAGTATAATGTCTGCAGGTAGTGTTTTTGCAGGCGGATGCCCGTTGAATACCTCTGAAGATCTTGGTTACACTGATCATTTACGATTACAATATGGTACTCCGCGAACTTTACCTCCAAGCCATGCTTGTACAGGAGGAGGATTAGGTAATACAACAAAAGGGGTGCCTCCTGCTCATCAAAATTATTTAGATACAATTAAAAGTCATCCTGGTGATTTTGATTGGGATAGATGTGATAAGACAGGAGTAGATTTATATAGTACCGGAAGTAATTATTTTTCTACACCAACAAATCAGATACCCACCCAAAGTTATTACGGAATGTTAGATGATCCATCTAAAAAACATTTTACCGAACAAAAATCACCGAATGTATTTGGGGCAAATTAATGTCATATAGTGAATTCAGAGGCGGACTACAGAATTTTAATGAATATATAGCAACCGAACGAGTAGATTTACTCGGCAATACTGCTCTTTTTGGTAACAAATCATTAGGGTCGATCCGAGCAGAACTAAGCGGAAATATGAAAGATATGATCTGTCAGTTATTGGCAGGCAATCTTACTCTCCCCCAAGTACAAATATGTTTAGATGCTAATTTAGCCGCACTTATTGGGCAAACTGGTTTACCGGCTGATTTAACTTCTGCTCTAACAGGTGCTAGAACAGCAATGCAATCATTTATTGATGCCACAGGAATTGATTCTGTTTTGGGTAGATTAAATGCTGTTATGGGCGAAGTTGCAAGCGTAGCATCAATGATTAATTTCTGTGCAACACCTATCAATGCTAAACCTATACCTAATTTGTTAGAAAATGTTATGGGTTCATTTTTAGGTGAAGGCGAAGATCTTATGGCGTTATTAGGTGGAGTTATTCCTGATCAACTAGAAGTTTGTTATAATCCAGCAACCGGAAAAGTAAATCATAATGCATTCCCGCCTACTGGATTATTAAAACAAATACAGGCAAAAATAGATTATATAGGTAGCGGAGCATGGGCCGCAGAAGATTATGCAGATTTTGTTTCTACTTTAGATCAATTTTCATCGGAAACAAATAATTTAATTGCAAGTGAACTAGCAATATCCACTGCATCAACAGAAGCTGACGGTTTAGGTAGTGCAAATCCAACTTTTACTGCAACAGGTGATCCGCCAGCACTTGTTTCTTTTACACCTATTAAAGATAGTTCGGATGGTTATAGAGATTTAAAATTTACGGTTGTGTTTTCGCAACCAATGAATACTGCAACAATAACAATACGAACTGCGGCCGGATCGAGTAATGGCGGAAACATACTTGTTTCAACTGATTCAGCATTTGGAGATCATACTCTAGAAGTTATAATGTCAGATGTAGGAGTAATTGCGTCAAAACAAAATACTACTTTTCAATTTTCACCAGCGGCAAATCTGTCTGCTAATACTACATATTATGTTAAAATAACAACCGGGGTAGCCAGTTCTTTTGAAACTGGAGTAGCGATGGAAAGTACATACGAAAATCATTCTTTTCATGTAGGATCATCTACTCAAACTCCAACGTATGCAGTTGGTACAGGTCAAACAAATTCAGATATTGGTACAGTAATTAATAGAGCAATTAATTTACGAGCAACGCATGATAGTTTAGGCGGATATCCTGTGTGTGGAAAAACTGGTTCAAGTCAAGAAGGAAAATGTTCAGATAATATTTTTGATAAATTTTTGCCTAGCCAAATAACAGGGTTATTAGCAACCGGTGATAATTATTCTGCATTAGTACAGACAAGAACTCCATTGTATGATTACTGTGGAAATATTGTTGGATATACAACTGTTACTGCTCAAGGAGAACAAATAGTTCAAGAAGGCACTGAACTAACTGCTCCTGACGCTTATATAACAATAAGAGAACAACAAGCAATTGGTCAACCGGAAGAATTGGTATTAGATACTGAAGCAGGTACAGCGGTATCAACAGTAACTACTCAAACAACGACCACAACAACTGGCGGAGGAACAACCGGCGGAACAGGCGGCGGATCGGGATCTACCACCGGCGGAGGAACAACCGGCGGAACAGGCGGTACCGGTGCAGGAACAACATCTGCAGAATATACCTCAGTTGTACAAACTATAGATGCAACTTCAACAATAGCAACCTTTACTGTTAATAACATTGCAACAGAAATTGGTCCTGCTTTAAATACAAGTTGGTTCTTCACAATACGAGTTGCGGCAAGACGTGTTGGTCTTATAAGCGAACAAAAAGCCTGGGAATTTAGAAATGTAATAAACAACTTTAGCGGCAATTTAACATTAGTAGGTGCTAATGTTGAACATACATTTCAGCATCAGGCCTCAGTAACTAATGATGATTTAGGTGGAGCTTCCACCGGAACAGATGCTTGGGATGTAGGAATAACTGCATATTCAGCAACTAATGTTTTACGAATAACAATAACTGGCGAAGCAAACAAACGTATAAATTGGTCAATTGCAGTAGATTACGTTCAAATACCGTCGGACGTCACATTATAAATACTATTTTATAAATACTATTGTTGTTTAAGACTCTATGTTGAAAGCGACTGGACATGGGTGCGATTCCCATCACCTCCACCAAAGGATTATATGGATAAAGTATTAACATGGTTTTTTACTCTGACAATATTAGGAATGGGTATAGCATGGTTTTATCTTAATTATAACATGTAATTCTTTGATGGGGGTGAAATAGATTTCGACACCGTGGGAAGCAAAGACGAGACGACATTAAACTTAATCGCAAATAATAACGATTATACATCTGCACAGGTTATGCTTGCCGCATAGTCAGTAGCCGAGTTAGAGGATTGTCCTCCGGGGGATCACTTGGGAACAGAAGAATCCCTCCATTACACACAGACACACATAAAGGAGAAAATTATGTCTAGTAATCCATTCGAACTTAGGTTCAAATTACTTGAAATGGCCCAAGGCTATCTTCAAGAACAAACAGCAAGACAAGAGCAATTTGTTACGGATGCTTGGTCTCTAGCAATAGATAACGGTACCGCAACTATGGAGTTTTGGAAAGAACTTCAGCCAAAGTCATATAGCATTGATGATATTAAGACTAAGGCCACTGAGCTCTACGAATTTGTAGAGAAGAAGTAGGTAACTTTAAACGGGAGTTATATGTGAAAACAATAACTCCCTCAATAAAAATAGGTATTACATATACTCTATTAAATCTAACAAAATAAGAAATATGATAGGTATAACCTATCAAAGGTTAGATGAATTGGACCCGTATTTTATACGAATAAAAATTGTATATGATTTACAAAAACCTATTGTTAAAGCCGTTATGGAATGGAAAAACAGTTTCACTTTCGCCAAGACGTCTTTAACTTTGAAAGATTTAAAATTTCGTTTATCTAACGCAGACAATATAGCCGAAAATAAAGAAGAATATTTAAAAGCAATAAATGCTGTTGAAAAAAGCATTAAAGGAATAGATGCTGTTAAAAAAAGCATTTATGCAAAAACATAAGAAAACCAGTCATTATAGTATCTTATAATACAAAAAATACGTTAAAATACACCAAAACAAGCAAAAAATACTAAAAAATTCACTAAATATATGACAGCAATTTTTACAATTGCTTTAAAGGAGATTATTAAATGGATATTATTAAAAATATCGCTATATGGGTAAGAGGCCTCACTGAAATAGGACTCTCACTTGTAATGCTAGGCGTTGTATTTCAAATTATTTTTGGAGCAAATGTAGTGTTCCTTCCTTTTGACATTCTAGGTAACGTAGTTAGCTTCGTAAAAGCATTAGGTGGAGAAGGACTTGTAGGCTTGATTGCTCTTTGGATTCTTTGGGGAATCTACGACAAAAAGTAACGAGTAATTCTATTAAATAATCCCAGTCTTTATTCATGTATGATCCTAGACTGGGATTTGCCGTACTTGCTAAAGGAAACTTTATGCGGAACAAATCAAATTAAAAAATTTTGGAGAAATGAATGAGTATTAAAACTTTAATACTAAGTGCCTTATCTTGTATCTTTTTTACAACAACTGCAACAGCAATTAAAATTGTTGTTAACAGTGATACCGGGAAACATAATTATCCCTCAATAAGTGATGTAAAGAAACGTATTCAAAAACATACAGAACCTAAATATAGAAATACATTTATGGTTTTTTCTAGCAGTGAACTCAAGTGTCTTGCTATGAACATTTACCACGAAGCTCGAAACGAAAGTTTATCTGGAAAAATCGGTGTTATGTTGGTTACCATGAATAGAGTTGCAGATGAAAGATTTCCTGGATCTATTTGTCAAGTGGTACACCAAGGTAAACACTATTACCACAAAACTCTTAAAAAGAAACTTCCTAGTAAAGATCGATGCCAGTTTAGTTGGTATTGTGATGGCTTGTCTGATATACCAAAAAATAGAAAGGCATGGGTTTATTCACAAGCCTTGGCAGAATATTTTCTAAAAAGATCCATGTTGTTTATTGACTTTACAGAAGGGGCAACCCATTACCATGCAAATTATATAGATTTACCCAGATGGGCAAAAAATAAAAAATTTATAAAAACGGTAAGAATCGATACTCATTTATTTTATAGATGGGAAAATGGCAGTCTGGTAGCATTGAAATAAATATTACTATACATTAGAGGAGGATTTATGGCTTACGATAGAGCATGGTTAGAACAGTGGTGTTCAGAATATAACTTTACTGATAATGGAACAGCATCTAATGATATCTTCAAGCAAGTAGTTGGCCGCATACCAGATCATAAAACAACATTTGGTCCCACAGAAAGTGGCGGGTATTATATTAAACTTGAAGGTTCAAATATAGATGAAACTTTTGAGATTAGCTAATGCTGATAAATGAAATTACAAAGTTGCCACCATTACAGAAATATAAAGACGCATTACTATCAGTAAAAAACGGAATTGTTGGTTACAAATTGACTCCCGAAAAACTAGGAGCAATATTGCAAGGACCATTAGAAGATTTTGCTATCGATGTAGAAGTTACAAGAACTGAAAATTTAAAACCAGGTGAACAAAATTTAAATGCTTTCTACAGTCAGGATATAGATAAAGATAAAGATGATCCTAATGCACCAGTTGAATTAGAACTTTTGTTTAGCAATAAAGAAAAAAAGATTATTCTACTCGACGACGGCTTTGATGAATACGTAAAAAAAATATTAGATAGTTTAGGTCACGAATTAATACATAGAGGTCAAGCACGAAAGCGAAGGTATAAACAACAACGAGGATATAAAGGTCCAGGTAAAGACAAAGCAGAAAGGAGATATTTAGGACACCCAGATGAACTAGAAGCTCATGCTTATAACATAGCACAAGAATTATTACACAAGCATGACAAGGACACAATTATAGATGCTTTTAGAAAAGGTGATCTAAATATATTAAAAGATAGCCCAAATTGGCAGGCATACTTGTATAGTTTTGAAACTAGCGACGATCCAATTGTTAGAAAGTTAATTAAATTTATCTTTAAATATATAAATAAATTAGATAAAAGGACCAAATAACGTGTATGAATATAATGCAAAATTAAGAAAAGTAATTGACGGGGATACTATTGATGCAGACATAGACCTCGGATTTCAAACTTTTGTAAAACAACGAATAAAATTATATGGCGTTGATACACCTCAATCAAGATCTAAAGTTCCAACAGAAAAAGACGAAGGCATAAAAGCAAAAAATAAATTAATAGAATTATTACCAAGAGATTTTAAAGTACGAACAGTATTAAATAAACGAGGAAAATTTGGAAGAGTTCTCGGACATGTTTATGCCGTTGACCTAGACGGAAAAGAAGTAAACGTAAATGAAACAATGATAAAAGAAGGATATGCAACAAAGTATTTTACAGAAAAAGAATAAATACATAAAAGCATTGGAGTATTATAATGGCAGAAGAATTTGTTAGTCAGGGACAAGTAACAGGAGTAACCCCTGCAGAAGTAGTAATTAACTACATTAAAGTAGAAACAATTAGTTCTCAAGCAAAATTTGTGTTTGATGGTTTTCTAAACGGTAGGCAACCAAACATGACAGTTCAACGAGGATCAACATATTATTTTGATCAATCTGATTCAACTAATACAGGCAATACATTAGCATTATTCACCGCAGCCGATGGCACAGGTGCATATACTACTGGTGTAACTGCTGGTACAGAAATAAAATGGGTAGTTGCCGCAGATGCTCCTTCAACATTATATTATTCAAAAGCCGGTGTTACTTCCGCACTCCAGGGAGGTACCATTTCATGCGTAGATGCTCCACCATCTTATGCCGGTGATGCAGGAAAATCTTATGCAGTAACCATAGATTGTTCAGGTAACGTAGCCAATAATGATGGAACAATATGTCCTGAAAGTTTAGCAACAGCCCAAGCAAGCGTAACAATCAATGACGCCGCAGGTTATGGAAGGCTTGAAAAAGGTAATATGCGATGGGGTGCAATACTTGAAGTATTAAGCGAACGAGAAAATCCCAATTCTGTAACTTGGGCAGGAGTAGATGCTAATAATGTACGAGATGGTGGTAACACAGGCAATTTTACAAAAGTTAGGTTCACAGTAAATTATCCAACGAATTGGACACCAACTACATATTTAGATGCTTCCGGGGCAGTAACAACTACACTAGTTAATTCACCCGACACCGCTATTAAACGAATATTAGCAAGCCCTTTATCTAATATATTGACACATAATCGATCATTAGGATCTGTTGATCCAACCGGCGATGATCAAAAAGATCATGATGGTGTAATAGCACCGGCAATGTTTGCTTCTTTCGGAGCCGCCGTAGGAAAAGTAACAGTGACATCGTTATAACTGAATGATATTTGCTCTCTTCGTTTTATTCACCGCACTTTGTATTTCAGCAACAGCCGCGTATTATTCTATCGTAGGCTTAATGGCCATCTTCAGTGGCGCAATGGTTTCTATTGCAGTAATGGGTACAGTATTAGAAGTTGGTAAACTTGTTACAGCAAGTTGGCTCTACCAATTTTGGCCTAGAATTCCTAAATTAATAAGATCATACCTTACAATATCTGTTGTTATATTAATGCTCATAACTTCCATGGGTATTTTTGGTTACCTCTCAAAAGCACACCTACAACAAAATGCAATGTCTGAAGAAGAGGTTGCACAAATCGAAGTATATGCAGAAAAATTAACAAGATCAAATGCAAAAATACAACGATGGAATGACGACATTGGCCGGCTTAATAGAGGTGAAAATGTTCGGGTAGACCTTCTTATTAAGAACGAACAAGAACAATTAAACATTATATACGATAGAATTAAAGACAAAAAAGCACAATTAAAAGTAATAGCCGATGAACAAATTGCGGTACAAGAAAGTAAATTAACAGAATATGCAGAACGTACTAAAAATGATTTGGCTTTATTACAAGAACGACCAGATGGTAAAGTTGACGAAGAAACAGGTAAAACAGAAAAAGAAATAGCAATAGACAAAGTACGTAAAAGAGATAGAGGCGTTTCGTGGGTTGCACGAGATAAAATGAGAAAAGTTAGTGAGCAATTACGTAACGATTATGACAAAATAGATAAAGAGTATGCACCTCAGATAAAAACTGTTAACACACGAATACAAGAATTACGACAGCAAGCACAATTAAAAACAGAAGATATTGATACAAAAATTATACAACTTGAAGGATTTATAGAATCAGAACAAACTGTTGCAGATAATGCAAGGGTTACGAAATTACAACATGAAAGCAAGTATAGAGAAATAGAAGTTGATGTTGGGCCTGTAAAATATATTGCTGATATGATTTACGGCGATGATGCTAGAACAATGCTCGACTCTGCTGTTAGAGCTGTTATAATAACACTTATATTTGTTTTTGATCCACTAGCCGTATTACTTGTTGTTGCAGGTAATATGACTATAGTTTGGGCAAGAGGACGAAAAGGATATATGTTAGTTCCTGTTAAATCCGAGGAAGAAGAAGATCTAGGATTAGAAACAGAATTATCTGTTCCTGAACCCGATAATATTTATGATACAACATTGCCTACATCCGAAATAGATAATGACAATGATATAGAAGAAACTGAAGAAGAAACTCTTGAGCAGAAAATGCTTGAAAAAATAAAAATTAAAGAAAATGTTGAGCCCCAAGAAGATATTGGGCCTGAAAAAGACATTAATGAAATAAAAGAAGTATTAGAAAAAGCAGATGAAAGAACGTTAAAAGAAGTATACAATGAAATGGTTAGTACTAATAAGAGGAAAACTGGGTTACGAGGACTTCAAGCCTGGTTAGGCTCTTCAAAATAGTAATGTAATCTATATGAATGAACTTCAAATTATGAATTGCCATTTTTGTGGTAAACACAAAGACGAAGTATCAAAACTTATCCAAGGCGAACATGCATACATTTGTGATAGATGCATTCATCTTTGTTATGAAATAATACAAGAAGAAGCCGCAAAAATTGATAACTATGAAATATTCACACCTAGAGAAATCTATAATCACTTAGAACAATATGTTATTGGACAAGAAGCCGCAAAAAAAGTTCTGAGTGTCGCTGTTTATAACCACTATAAACGATTAAATGCCCATATCAATGATATTGAAATTGACAAAAGTAATGTATTATTTTTGGGTCCGAGTGGATCTGGAAAAACATTATTAGCCAAATCTATAGCAAAATTATTAGATGTACCGTTTGCCATTGCAGATGCAACAACTGTAACTGAATCAGGATATGTTGGTGACGATGTAGAAAATGTTATTACTAGATTATTAATATCTGCTGATGGAAATATAGACAGAGCAGAAATGGGTATTATATATATTGATGAAATAGATAAAAAAAGTAGAAAAACAGAATCTGCAAGTATCACTCGTGACGTGTCAGGTGAAGGTGTCCAACAAGCACTACTTAAAATGATAGAAGGATATGAATGCAAAATTCCTCCTCAAGGGGGACGTAAACATCCAAGCCAAGATCTTGTTTCTGTAGATACTACTAATATTTTGTTTATTCTTGGCGGAGCATTTATAGGTTTGGATAAAATAATCAAAAAACGCCTTAAGAAAGGATCTTCTATTGGGTTTGGTGCTAATTTATCTGATGATAAAAAACCTGAAAATTTACTACAATTTGTAGAACCAGAAGATCTTGTTATATATGGATTAATACCTGAATTTGTAGGTAGAATACCAATTATATCACATTTAGAAGAATTAACAAAAGGCGACCTTGTTAATATTTTATTAGATGTAGATAATTCATTAGTAAAGCAATATCAACGATTATTTAAAATGGATGATATTGGCTTAGAAATTACCGGAGATGCATGTCAAGAAATAGCTAAAAAATGTATTAATAAAAAAGTAGGAGCAAGAGGACTTAATTCTGCAATAGAAGAATTATTACTAGAACTACAATTTATACTACCCGAGCTTAGAGAAGAAGGTGTAGAAAAAATTGTTATAAATGAAAAATGTGTTTCAGAAAACACAAAACCAATATTTGTCTTTAAAGGAGAAAAAATTAATGAGAAACCAACATCCACGGAAATATAATAAAAGAAATAATCATAATTTTAAAGTTAATAATGATATACGAATGCGAGAAATACGTCTTATAGATGCCGACGGCGCTCAATTAGGCATAAAAGACCCAAGAGATGCTGTCGAAATAGCAAAGGAAAAAAATCTCGATCTTGTTATGATTTCAGAACAGGCAAATCCGCCTGTTTGTAAAATAGTGGATCTTAATAAATACATATACGCAGAAAAAAAGAAACAAAAAGAAAAAGATAAGAAAGCCCGTGAATCTAGAATTGAAATCAAAGAAATTCAGTTGCGGCCAGTAACACAAAAACACGATTTAGAAACCAAAGCCAAACAAATTCAAAAATTTATAGATAAAGGCAATAACGTAAAAGTAGTAATACGGTTTAAAGGTCGTGAACAAGGGCATATAAAAGCGGGATTTGAAATTTTTAAAGAAGTAGAAGAATTATTAGAAGGAGTAGAGTACCTTACAGAACCGCAAAGAACCGGTCCAAGAATTATCGGTATAATGAAAAAAAATAACTAATGACGCACAAAAAAGTAAGAATTTCTGTTGAAGTTCAACGTGGCAATGTGGAGAAAGCACTTAGAATTTTAAAGAAAAAAGTTAATGCCGAAGGTATAATACGTGATTTGAAAAAAAGACAATATTACGAAAAACCATCTGACAAGCGCCGAAGACGGCGGGCCCAATGTATTTCTCGTATTGAGAAACGAGACGAAAAATTATATGAACAATGGCTAGAATTAGCTAGCCGATATGGAAAAGTAAAATAAAGAATCAAAAAAACTTGACATTTTTATTATAACATAGTATAATAGTGATAAATATTATGAGAGGATTAATGCCTATGGTAGGGTTAATTCGACTCAGTCTTGCTTATAAAGGAGAATATTATGACTAGACACCTCACAACCGGAAATCTTAGCGATTTCATCACTTCACTTACACCGTTTACAGTTGGAATGGACAGAATGTTTAGAGACTTAGAGCAGTTCTCTAATTCATATACTGCATCATCTACAGGGTATCCACCCTATAACATCGAGCAAGTCGATGACGGTAAATGGGTAATTTCAATGGCCATTGCTGGCTTCGGTGAAGACGATATAGAAGTTTCACAAAAAGAACGTAATCTTACAGTTAAAGGTAAGATTGAAAGTAAAACTAATGAGGACGAAGATCACTTTGTCCACCATGGTATTGCTAATCGTTCTTTTGACAGAACTTTTCGCTTAGGTCCACATGTGCTTGTTAAGGATGCAATTCTTAAAAATGGCATGTTGGCTATAGATTTGGAACAAGACATACCTGAGGAAGAAAAACCTAAGGTAATTCCTATCACGGTTAATTAAGCAACATATAATGCGGTGTGGGCAATCTGCACCGCATTCTATAAATATTTTAGTATGGCAGAGATAGAAACAACAACAAAAGAAAATATTGATACGACGGTTGACGTTAATGTGAAAGAACCTGACAAGTATAAGGTACTTTTAATTAACGATGATTTTACTCCTATGGATTTTGTTATCTATATATTAGTAACAATATTTCATCATTCAAATGAAGCCGCCGAAGAAATTATGGTCCAGGTCCATGAAAAAGGTAAAGGAATTGCAGGAGTATATACATACGAAATAGCTGAACAAAAAGCTGTTGAATCCACAACACAAGCCAGACAAAATGGCCACCCCTTAAATGTTGAAATCGAAGAAGTCTGATATTCTTGTTCTTGGTAACGGCATAAGTCGCAAAGAACTAGATTTACATAAACTTAAAGAAAAATATATTATATATGGTTGTAATGCATTATGGCGAGATTTTGCTCCAGATATATTGTTTGTTGTAGATGATAATATGTTGAGTGAAGTACATAGTAGTAGTTATTGTAAAGTACACAAAGTTGTTTCGCCTTGCAAATATATTTGTTCAGAAGCAAAGATAATATCAATAGAAGGAAAATGGAAAAAATGGAATTGTGGTTCGTTGGCAGTTTTATATGCATGCCAAAAAAACCCCAAAAACGTGTACTTAGCGGGGTTTGATGTTAAATACAGTAACGGGAAATATAAAAACATATATGCCGGAACAACTCATTACGCTAATCAAAATAGTGTCGAACAACGGCATGTAGTTAAAGCAGAAATAAATCAACTTACTTATTGCTTTCAAGAATTTCCTGAAATTAATTTTTATAGATTATACGAAAATAATATATCAGAATGGGAAAGTATATCAAATCTTACCCATATAACAACAAATATTTAAATTAAATAGGGCGGGCAACCGCAGTAAAATCTTAAAAAATTTAGAACTCAACAAACCAGGCAAACTTCCGGAAAGCCCGGTATCCCGGTTCTAAATAAAATGTTTTACAAATAGTCCGCCCTTCCACTAGGCTATTATGATTAACGATATACTAGAAGAAATATTAAATGTCGTACAAGACCTTGACAAAAATATTAAATCCGAATCTAATGTTGCCGAATTTGTTAAAGAAGCAAAAATTCAAATTACTACATATGATAATATTATATTTCAACTTCAAGTAAATCATAATGAAGGAGATGAATTAGAAAAAATAGTTTCAGTAAATCGTATAAATGATAACGGTGAAATAGAAGTCTTTGACCTCAGAGACGACTGCGACGGCCTAGAAAAGTTGCGTGAAATAGAGCCTTTGTCTAAATTTTTAAATTGACTTATCCTATATAATATGTTATAATAACATATGAATAATCATCTAATGATAGATCTCGAGTGCCTTAGTACTCGACCCGATGCGGCCTTATTAACATTTGGCGCAGTACGTTTTAGACCTACAGATAACGATGTAGAAAAAGATCCTTTTGATATGGAACATTTCTATAGACGAATAGATCCGGAGTCTTGTACAAACATAGGTTTACAAATGGATGAATCGACAATGGAATGGTGGGCAAAACAAGATGAAGAAGTTAAAGCAGAAGCATTTGATCTAGACGACAGGCATGACATTGCAGATGTATTAAAAGATTTTTACATATTTTGTAAAGGGTGCGATCATTTTTGGGCTCATGGTTCTATATTTGATATAATGATTATTGAAACTATAAATAGAATATTACAACGAGGCAATCCGTGGAAGTATTGGCAGATACGTGATACACGAACATTGTTTGGTCTTACAGATATGGAACTTCCAAAAACTGCCAAACATCATTGCTTATATGATTGTTATAATCAAATATTAGGTGTGCAAGCATCATTTTATTCACTGGGATTAACTAAATGAGTTTTTATGTAATATGTTGCATAATTATTTTCTCTATTATTGCTGGTATAATAGCAGGTAAAATTTTAGCAATACTCTATATATGAAATGAGTGGAAAAAATATAGTATGGAGGGGCAGTACAGAATTAGAAGTTGTTAAACAAAATAGTTTAACAGCAATGCGGCATTATGCTGATGAACAAATAAAAAAACTAAAAGAACACGCAAATCTATTGGTTAAACAGGCACAAGAATTAGACGAAAGAGTTAAGTTAGCAGAAAAAATTGCTATGGCTAAATGCGGGTTTATTCCTGTACACCTTAAAGAATATTACCTGTATGAAAAAAAAGGTAAGTTAGCATTAACATTAATCGGACCAGATGAATGGGATTCACCATACGGAAAATGTATTGCTAAAGTAAGACAATTAGGAGATTCAACATGGGAAAAATTATAATTGCAATAATAATAGTATTGCTTGTTAGTTTACCAATAACATGTATGACTTTAATAACCGACGAACATGGATTTGGGTTTTCTTTAATAACTAAAAAAGTACATGCAGAAGAAAAAAGTAATGCAATATTTAAACCTAAGTATCCTTCAGGTGTAATATATGGTTTTATTAATGGATGTTATGTGGCATTTGAAGATGCACAATATATGCAAGATAGTCTTTGGCCAGACGATTTAAAAGAAATTTGTGGTTGTATTATGGACGGAATTCGAGAAGCAGTATCTTTACAATCATTTGTAGATAATTGGGGTGGAAAATTAAATCCTGAACAAGAATCGATTGCAAATATGTTTGGCATGATATGTACTGATCAAATTATTAAAGGTAAATTACGAAATCTTAAGGATCCAGCATGAGTAAAATAACCTTAGAAAATCGACAATCTAGAACGTACAAATATAATAGTACAAAAGAATACGTAGATAAATTTCCATGTGCATATAGACAATGGAAAGCAGACAGTCATTGTAATGTTATTCATGGTT